ACTTTTGGCAAGACAATCAACAATAATCCTGAAAAGTATTTCACAGATGAGGTGATGCAGAAATTAGAGGAGGCTGCAAATAAAGAATTTCGATATGGATAACTACATACGAATATATGAGAATGTTCTTGACAAACAGACGTGTGAACATATCATTCAGAAATTTGAAACGAATACTGATCAGCATGAAAATTTTTCAGATCATTTAGCAAAAGTATCCTTTACTCAGATTGATTTAGGCAAACACACTGAATGGGAAAAAGAAGTAAAGGTCATTCATAATTTATTGGTGAAAAATGTAGCACGGTATGCCAATGATTGTAACATAAAAAAAACTATGTGGCCTCTAGATTTTACTTATGAGAGTGTAAGAGTAAAACGATATCTTCCTAATGACCAAGACCAGTTTGACCTACATGTTGATGTAAATAATCTAACAAACGCCAAACGATTTCTGGCATTCTTTATCTATCTAGATGATAATGAGGAAGGTGAAACTAGATTTCCATATATTCCTAGTGTAGGCCGATTTATTTCTCCATGTGAAAGAGGCAACATTCTAATATTTCCTCCCATGTGGCCGTGGGCTCATGAAGGTAGAAAACCGATTCAAAAACCAAAGTATATCGTGGGCAGTTATTTACACTATAAGTGATTAAGAATGAACATTGAAGACAAATATCAATATGTTGTGAGGCAGGTAGGTGAGTCCGATGACGGAGAACCAGAGTTTGAAGATTGGACAGCAGTGGGTATTACTGAAGGTCGGTACCGAGGAGTTATTTATAAGTATGGTAAAGTCAGTGTGCCAGAAGAAGAAAATGAAGATGGAACCTTGCCTTTAAGTTTTGAGTATGATATAGTAAGTACTAATGGTCATCCTGAAGACTATTTTGAAGAAGACTTCGATACTTTGGTCGGAGACATTTTGGTGGACATAATCGATAAGGATGTAAATGTTGACGACGATAGAACAGACAGCACTCAGTAATCTAATTCACAACGAGCAATATGCTCGTAAAGTTTTACCCTTCATGAAGGGAGACTATTTCTCTGACCGGATTGAAAGAGTTATATTCGAGGAGATACAACATTTTGTAGAGAAGTATAACAAATTACCAAACAAGACTTCTTTGGAAATTGAAATTGATGGGCGAAAAGATTTAACCGAGGAAGATTTTAAGAGAGTTCTGTCGGTAGTCAAAGAGTTTGAAAGTGATGATGTAGATTTTGATTGGTTGGTAAATACTACAGAGCAATTCTGTAAAGATAGGGCGGTGTATAATGCAATTGTTGACGGGATTAAAATCATTGATGGAAAAGATAAGGATAGAACTCCAGATTCAATTCCAAGTATTCTTACGGAAGCCTTGGCTGTCGGATTTGATAACGCTGTTGGTCATGATTATTTGCGTGATGCTGATGCCCGGTATGAATACTACCATACGGTAGAAGAAAAGATTCCGTTTGACTTGGAATTCTTTAATAAGATTACCAAGGGCGGACTGCCACCAAAGACATTGAACATTGCATTGGCAGGGACGGGTGTTGGTAAATCGTTATTCATGTGTCATGTTGCTGCGAACTGTTTATCGATGGGTAAGAGTGTACTATACATAACTCTTGAGATGGCAGAGGAACGAATCGCAGAACGTATAGATGCAAATCTTATGAACATCTCCATCGATGATCTTCATGATTTACCGAAGCAGATGTTCGATAACAAGATAGACCAGATTATCGAGAAGACTACCGGAGAGTTGGTTATCAAAGAGTATCCAACTGCGTCTGCTCATTCTTCTCACTTTAGAGGACTGATTAAGGAACTCGCAATCAAGAAGACGTTCAAACCAGATATCATATTCATTGACTATCTAAATATATGTGCATCAAGTAGATTTAAGGCGAACTCAAATGTCAACTCATACATGTATATTAAGGCAATTGCTGAAGAACTTAGGGGATTGGCGGTTGAGACAAACGTACCTATTATGTCAGCGACACAGACAACTAGGTCAGGATTTGTCTCAAGTGACATTGGTCTGGAAGATACATCAGAAAGTTTTGGTCTACCGGCTACGGCTGATCTCATGTTTGCACTTATTTCTAATGAAGAACTTGATGACCTAAATCAGATACTAGTAAAGCAACTTAAGAACAGGTATAATGATCCCACGTTGAATAAACGTTTTATTCTAGGTATAGACAGAGCAAAGATGCGGTTGTTTGATGTGAGTGCCACTGAACAAGAAGACCTAGTAGATACTGGTCAAGAAGAATTTGCAGAACCAGTATTTGATAAATCCGACTTTGGTGGTGATTGGAAGATGTAGACATATCAAACTCTGTGTTATATAAATACTAATAATTACAGTAATATGGAGAACTTGATGTCACTAAACCCCTATGTTCGGCAGTTACGTCCCAGAAATGAATCCTATATTCCTCCTATAGATAAGGTTCAAAATTTATTTGAATCAGACACTTCAGGTGCCACATACACAGAGATGGCAATTTGTTATGAATATAATCTTATCAGAAGTGATGGTAATCAAGATAAAGCTCTTTCAGAAGCAGGAATTAGTAAAAGTAATTTTGATAAGTTAACTCCTAATTTGTTAAAAATTGGTGAAAAGGTTGCGGTACAAATGAAAGACCGTGGACCTTGGTTGTTGCATTCAGGAAGTGGTTCTGCTACTAATTATTATGAACAAGGTCGAGATGTAACTCCTAAAGCAGATTTTGTTGGTAATAGTAAAAATTATATTTCTCTTAAAAAGGCAGGAGACTCCGGTACGGGTGCTCAGTTAATGAGTGCTAAATCAGGAGAAGCAGCTGGCGTTGTTGAAGCATCCATTGGTCATTATGAAAGAAATACATCAGAAGATTTTTCTAGAAATAAAGACTTTATAAATGCTATGGATATTCTAGAAAATAAAATGAAAGAGACTGCAAGAAATGATTTGAATGTTGAGGTTGCAAAGGGTAAAATTGATTTTGAAAAATGGTATACAACAAAAAGTCCACAGGCAATAAAATTAAAATCAAATAGAAAACTAAAAGCAAAAGACATAGAAAAACATCTGAAAGCAGAATTATCTTTGTTAGGTGCTACACGTTTATCTGCTTCTGCTCAAAAGAATTTGATACAAGGAATATCTCCTATATCTAAATCTGAATTAGATTCTATTTTTAAATCATATCAAAACGATAGTGATGTTAAAGTAGGAAATGTTACAGTTAGTGCTCAACATTTAACAAAAGTTTCTCCTGATAAATTAACTGATCCAGCACTTAAAAAACAAATATCTGAAGTCATTCAAACATCAATAAACGCTACTGAATGGCAATACGAACTACAAAAATTCTTTGATAAAAATGAAGAACTTAAGAAGTGGTTAGTTTATGAAGCTGCATCTGGTTTGTATAAATTCACTGGTAAATATTCAGATGGTAATAATTATTACGGTTCACAATCTGCTGTAGCAAATAGAATTTTGGTATTTTCAGATGCTGGTATAAAAAGTGAATATGATATCTTAAAATATTCTATGGATAATCCACAACTTGCCAATAAAGTTAGTGTATCTTATAAGGGGTCTGGTAGATCAAAATATATTAAATTAGGTATTGCTGCTCACTATGAATCTGAGTTGCCTGTATTGCAAGAAGAAATATATCATCTCCAGAGACAATATTTGTTAACAGAGGGATTTTTTCGTAATATAAGAGATAAATTTGTGGGATTTGTAAATAAATTAAAAGATATAGTAAAGCGTTTTTATGAAAAAGTTATATTAAGAGTTATTTCTAATATTAAAAATATTGCAAAACAGGGAATAACTGCTGTTACTGATGCTTTAGGTTTAGAGATATCTGGAACAGTTAATTTCTCAACACCAAAGTGGTAAAATGATAAGTTTCAGAGAACTCACAGAAGACAAGGGTGGCAAGAACCTTCATCTAGAACATCTCGAAGACGAGATTATCAACTATGGTGTTGATGGTGGTCGTGCTGCACTTAATTTTCTACGTTCTCTGAGAGACATGCTTGCTGGT